CAATATAAAGTGGCTGCCTGGTCAGCGTCAGAGACTTATCGCCAGGGCCGCGTGAATCAAGGGCCAATCAGCGTTAAAACGGATTCAATCACGCCATGATCAAACCAACCACGTTAAAATTTGGCGAATGGTTGCCCGATCAAGCTGCTTTATCTTCGCCAGGGGTGACTGAAGCGCAGAACATACAGCCGCATGGGACAGGTTTTCGCTCCTGGGGTTCACTTGCCACTGATTCCACTGCGCTAACTGCAAAAGCCAGAGGCGCGGTCGCAATGATTGATGGCGACGCTAATGTGCGCATGTTTGCAGGTGATGCGACTAAATTATATCGCTATGATGCTGGTACCTGGACAGATAAATCCAAATCAGGTGGTTATTCAAACGATGCGCTAGATAACTGGAATTTCTTGAAGTTCGGAACGCAAGTTATAGCAACGAATTACGCAGATAACATACAGATTGGCCCAATAGACGGGACAAGTGTATTTGCTGATCTTGGTGGTAGTCCTCCCAAAGCTCGCTTCATTACAGGCGTGCGCTCTTTTGTTGTTCTTGGCGATATTGCCTCGCATCCCACTAGAGTCCAATGGTCAGGGCAAAATAACGAAACGAGTTGGGGGACTGTCCCTGCTACGCAAGCTGATTTTCAGGATTTGGTCGGCAATGGCGGCAAAATTATGGCCGTGACTGGCGGTGATATTGGCGTAATATTTCAAGAGCGCTCGATTTGGGAAATGCGTTACGAAGGGCCGCCGTTAGTTTGGTCTTTCAATGAGACCTCGGTCGGCATTGGGACGCCTTCTGAGGGATCTGTTGTACGCTACGGCAACAGTGTGTTCTTCTTATCCGAGTCTGGCTTTCAACGTTATGACATTGGAAAAGGCACGACACCTATCGGCGATCAAAAGGTCGACCGATGGTTTTTAGATCGCGTGAATAAAGAAAGTTATTACACCATTTCAGCGGCGATCGATCCTGCCAACTCGAAGGTCGTCTGGTCATATGCCAACGGCGCATCGGGCAACGATGAGCTGTTAATTTACGATTGGAAATCAGGGCGTTGGGGCTATGCCGTCATCGATACTGAGATTATATTCAATGGCTTGTCACCAGGTTACACGCTGGACGGATTAGATTCGATTGGTGGTACGACTTACACGCTCGACAGCCTTCCTGCATCGTTAGATTCTGACTTATGGAAAGGTGGTGCAGCTGGTCTATATGGGTTCAGCACAGCCCATAAATCAGGAGATTTTACTGGGACTGCTTTAACCGCACGCTTGGAATCTGAAGAAGTGGCAAGCGAAAACACCAATATTTTAACGTGCAATAACGTGCTGCCTTTAATTGAGGGCGGAAGTGCCGTTAATACCGTCTATGTGGCGACCAGGGCGAACCAAAACTCAGACATATCCTATTCGTCAGGTGTGACGGTAAACAGCGCCACAGGGCAACACAATTTTAGAAAGAGCGCACGTTATATGAGATTCAGAGTCGATATTGCTGGTGGGTTTGATCACGCGCTTGGTGTTCGTGCCAGCATTGCAGCGAAGGGGTTGAGATAATGCTTACTGCAAATTCATTTTTCGGCATTCTGGGCGCGGGCGGTAGACCTTTACCTTCAGAAATGAATGTAAGCCCAGAAAATTTAGCAGCCTATAATCAAGGGCTTGCTAGTTACAATAAAGTAAACGAGTACGACCTGAGTGAACTACAGGCTTATAGGGCGGCTCAAGGCAAGGCTTTTAATTTAGGTAATCCGTTTCAGACAGATCCTGTCTTAGAAACTATAGTGCCTAATTTAATGTCCCACAAAGATTATGTGGCAGATACTCGTGAAGTCCAAGCGCAAAAAAATGAACTGCGGTCTGCTGGTTTTTCTGATCAACCATTGTGGAATTTGCCGGATTATGTAGAAAACGCAGCATGGTACGTTAAACCGTCGCAATTTGACGCTAAAGAACTGCCTTATGACATGGTTGGTGTTGGCGCTACGAACTACGGCGTTGATTTAAACAACGTCACAGATCGCTATCAGGATATATGGGAAACGTATGGACAATATGCCGAAGGCGTAAAGCCCTGGTCAGAGAGTCCTATCCCTGAATCCGAAGCTAAAATGGGTGGCAATAAGTCTATCTGGGAGGGCATGAAAGACTTTCTCGGTCCGCAAGGACAAACGTCGCGTGAACGCTATGGGCCGCAAGCTGCCGCAGCTTACGATAATTATTTAAAAACAGGCCAAATCACTGACGCTATGCCAGCGGGCATGGCGTTTGACGCTTTTGATTACGGCGGGCGTTACACAGGGCAAGAGTTTCAGAATAAACCAGGCTCTATATTTGACCGTTTTATAGCGCCAGCTTTAACAGTAGGAGCAACGATCATCAATCCCTATTTAGGGATGGCGACGGCTGCTAGTGTTGGAGCCGCGCAAGGGAAAAGCCCTGGTGAAATCGCTCTCAATGCAGGTCAGGCGTTTGTCGGTGGTGGTGGGTTAAACCCTAGCAGTGCTATATCACAAGGATTGGTCACAGCAGGTAACACGGCGGTCACTGGCTTGCGAACTGACTTTGATCCGTTGGCTATGGGTTTGACAGCTGGAGGAACTTATTTAGGCAATAAGCCTGTTTTGCCGTCTAATATTCCAACAGATTATTTTGATTTATCAAACACAGTGCCAGATCCGTTATTTCCGGCAGGTGGCGCAGCGTCTAATACTTTGGCAAACGCAATAAACCCTACAGGCTTAGTTAATAACCCGTTTAGTAACGTGGCAGTCGGCAATAACTTGCTGTCGAACCAAGCTGTATCGAATGCCATTAACCCGAATTTTGCCAGCCAATCGATTGTGCCAACCTCGTTAATGCCGTCAAATTTGCTTGAATCCCCTACAGTAGATCCCTTATTTCCAGAAGGCGGTACGGCAGACATTACGCTGCAAAATGCAATGAACCCGACGGGTTTACAAAATAATCCGTTCACTTACCAAGCGGTGCCAAATCAAACGACTGACGCTTTATTCAATAGAGACCTGGCTGCGACGACCAATCCTTTTACATTTGAAACCAACAGTTTAGTGCCGGAGGCTGGGTTTTTTGACAATTTAAAAGCCAATCCTTTGGACACTGCAAAACTAGCATTAAGCGCTGGTTCGCTAGTTACAGACGCTTTAGGCGGCAATGCAGATGCAGCTGCAACCGCATCAGGCAATCCTTACAGCGCTCCGAAAGCGCCAGCCGTGACAGGACGGCCACGACAAGATTATTTGACAGGCTATACGCCTATGCAAATGCAACCAATCAACTATCAATCTTTTTATAACCCTTACGCTAGGAGCTAATCATGGCTTTGCAATACGCCAATTATCAACCTAATTTAAACGCTTTAAACATGGGCGGCGCACCAGTGAGCACGCCTGGCATGATCAATACCAGCGCAACATCATCTCCTTATTCTGGTCAGCGACCGTATTTAGATGAAAGTTTTGCAGAAGCGCGGAAACTTTACGAAACTGGCGGCCCTCAAGGTTTTGGGCAATCAAGAGTTGCGGGCTTTGGCGACACAACCCAAGGCGCTTTGAGCAACATACAAAATACCGCAATGGCAGGTAGCCCTAATATTGGTGTCGGTCAGAACTTACTCGGGCAAACATTGTCAGGCGATTTTTTAAACTCAAACCCTTATTTGGATCAAATGTACAACCAGGCGGCTGATAACGTCACGCGCAATTATCGAGAGGCCGTTGCTCCAGGTATCGGGGCAAGCGCAGATTCTAGGGGCCGCTATGGTTCCGGTTTGTATCAAAACATGATGGCTAATTCACAACGCGAGCTAGGCGATTCGTTAGGACGCCTTGCGACTGATGTATACGGGCAGAATTACGCGACCGAGAGAGGCAGACAAGATTCAGCAATAAGCAAGATCCCTGGCATGGCAGGACTTAATTATTTTGACGCCAATCAAATGCTAGGCGTAGGTCAAATGCAAGATACACAAGCTCAAAATCAACTATCGGATCAATATAACCAATATATGTTCGATCAAAATAGACCAGGCAGAAATCTCGCCAATTACCAAAACGCAATCACTGGAAATTATGGCGGCACAACCACGGCTACTCAGCCGGATTACAGCAACAGCACAGCGGCCAACATAGGCTCTGGCATCGGCATAGCTTCTGGTTTGATGGATCTTTATTCCAACTATAAAGCGCTAGGATAGAACAATGGCAGAAATCAAAGACTATTCGGTCACAGCAGATGACAATAATGCTACGAGTCCAGCGGGAATGCCTGAGAACATGGCACCCTCTGGCGTCAATAACTCATGGCGAGAATCGTTTGCTAGAGTCAAACGCTGGTATGAGGATATTAACGGCACAAAATCAACGACTGGCTCAAGTAACGCTTATGTCTTAGCGGCAGCTCGAACAGTGACCGCGTATGCCCAGGGCGATGCTTATTTGTTTCGGGCTAATTTCACAAATACCGCTGCAGTCACTTTAAATGTCGATTCAGTCGGTGCGGTGGCAATAGTCAATAATACGCAAAGCGCATTAGCCGCTGGTCAGATACAGTCCGGTGGAATGTACCTGGTGGCTTACGATGCAAGCAATAGTAAGTTTCAGCTAGTAGGTGCGTCCGCAACCTCTGCATCTGGCGATAATATTTTTATATTTAACGCATCTCCATCGGTAACTTTGAGCAACAGTAGCGCAGAAGATTCAGATGGTGGACGTGAAAGTAGTTTGCTATTTAAAGGCTTGCAGTCAGGCTCGGAAGAATCAACGCTGGTTAAGATCATCGGCTCGCATGATGGTTCGAGTGACGACCAAAAAGGCAAGCTCCAGATTTATACGAATGATGGAAGTGATGGCGATAGCCCGACTCTCCAGGTAACAATTGATAGTGCTGGA